CGTATTTCGTAGTATGATGTTAGCTAATACTCCTTGTCCGATTAGCGACACTACGACAGGCAAACTACTCATGGGCAAGAAAGCGATAAACAAATATAGAGAGAATCCAGAGCAATACATTGTGGGCTACGAACTGGACAGAGAATTTTGGGATGCCTTACTAAAGGCAGAAGAGGGAACAGATGAAATTACAGCCCAGCTTGAAGACGATACTCCTAAGCTCAGCCTTAGTGACCGCTTCCGTAGCAGCAAACGCAGAAACAACGAACTACGAGATGACGGGTCAGGAGAAGATCGACTATCTGATAAGTAGCATTGACGCTATTAATGCACGGTTACAAGACGGTAGCGTTAAGTCTGTAGGTGCCGTAGGTTACGCAGCTATTGGTGGTGTAATTGAGGATGGCTCACTAGACTCGTCTATGATTACTGCAGCAGAACTTAATACCTACTTAGAAGCAAAAGAACTTGTATTAAACCATGACTACGCTATTGCACAGACAGCAGAGCAAATGTTTATGCAGGAACACGCGGCTGCTATGAATAGCTTATCATTAGCTGTAGATGATCTAACAGCAGCAACATCTATTATCATGACTGCAGTATCTGTAGCGGCAGTTGCAGCAGAGGCTGACACTAAGCCTGAGCAGGTAGCTCTACAGGGCATGGTAGCTACAGATGAATATAGCATTGACGCAGCGGAAGTTAACGATTACAATGAGGCTGCAACAGCAGTTGAAAACTTTGCCCAACAAGCAGGTGCTTTCATGGCGGCTGCTAATAATGATGAACTAACAGCTAGTATCGACAGCTACGCATCTCAAGGCAACTTCTTGGTGGGCAGCTACACAGCTATTACGTACACACAGAGCGTAGACGAATTTGTTATTACGTGGGCTGACTCAGGGTTTGGCTCAGGTTGGCAAGGCTACCTAACGCCAGACATGAAGTCAGCAGATGATGTTTACGCTGCAGGTGAGTACATTGAACAATATGGTGGGTACCCAACACAATGAGCATGGAATTCTCCATCGGTGGATATAATATCAAGGGATGGATGGTCGCTGTCGGTGTCCCTGTATTATCCTCTATTGCCGGGGGCGTGTTCTGGTCATACGACACGCTGCAGCGGTTCTATGGGGTTGAAGCTGGAATTCAAACTGTAGTAGAGAAGTCTGAAGAGTTTGACTCACGCTCTATCGAACTAGAGTCTCTACTTGTAGCAGCAGAGAATGATCTAAACGCTAAGATCGTAGATGCTAGAAGTGTTGCAAATAAGCAACAGTCTGACATGGAGAAGGAACTTACTGTACGTATCCAGACACTTGAACAGGCTATAGCTGATAACGATGTACGTGGGTTGAACCAGAAGTTAGCACAGCTAAGTACTAACATGCAGCAGATACTTGAACAGCAGAAGGTATTGTTAGACCTACGTAGCCAAGTAGATAAAGCAACAACTATTACAGATGGGCTAGGGGATACGCTCGACGTTCTACAAACCGAGATAGACGACATCTGGAAAGCCTATGACGAACTAGTGGATAATCCTTTGTGATAACATACAGCGATTCATACAAGAAAGAACTTGTTAATAAACATAAGGCTGGTATATGGGGCGTAGCTGATGCTATATCTCGAATGGACTATATAACAAAGCACTTACTAAAATTAGAAGCGCATACGATATTAGACTATGGTTGTGGCAAAGGTAGCTTTAAAAAGTATATGTCTCAGAATCTACCTAACTACAGTGTATCTGAGTATGATCCGGGGATAGAAGGTAAAGACATTCCACCTAAACCTGCAGATTACGTAGTTTGCTGGGACGTTATGGAACACATTGAACCTGAATATGTAGACAATGTAATAACTCATATACAAGGTTTAATGCTAAAAGGTGGCTATGTTTATATTTGCTTATTGCCAGCACAGAGTTTATTGTGTGACGGACGTAACGCTCATTTAACTGTACAATCTTCTGATTGGTGGTTAGACAAATTCAACAAAGCATTCAATAAAGTAGAGAATGCGTTTCAGTCTAGAGGCCACTTAGGTCTAGCTATAACAAGATAACGCATATGAGTTACAGAGAGAAAAACGTGACAGAAGCTAAACAGTTAGAAGTAGATAGCCGTTGGGATGTAGCTGATACAGACGGTGATGGTATCATCACTGACGAAGAAATGGCTATGTATGAACGCAAGGTACGCTTTGAGAATGAAGACAAGAAAGAAGATGCCCAGCGCAACATGGCATGGTTTGCACTAGCAGGAATGCTTTTGTACCCATTCGCTGTTGTATTAGCTGTAGGTCTAGGCTTAGGTGAGGCAGGTAAGATTCTTGGTAGTATGGCTAGTGTTTACTTTGTGTCTGTGGCAGCTATCGTTGCAGCATTCTACGGTGGTCAGGCTTACAGTAAAAGCAAAGTAGAGAAAAAAGATGGCAGTTGAATATAGAGGTGAAAAGTTTAGTGGCTACAACAAGCCTAAACGTACACCGAATCACCCTACTAAATCACACGTAGTTCTCGCTAAGGAAGGAGATACTGTTAAGATGATTCGCTTTGGTGAGCAGGGTGCTAAGACTGCAGGTAAACCCAAAGCTGGTGAGTCAGAGGCCATGAAAAAGAAACGTGCATCTTTCAAAGCACGTCATGCAAAGAACATCTCTAAGGGTAAGATGTCTGCTGCGTACTGGGCAGATAAGGTGAAGTGGTAATGCCTGTACAAAAAGTTAAAGGTGGTTATCGCTGGGGTAAGACTGGTAAAGTCTACAAGACTAAAGCTGCAGCTGAGAGACAAGGCAGAGCTATTCACGCTTCAGGTTACAGTAAAGGTGGTAGCCCCACACCAACAAACAAGAAGCTATACAACAGTAAGGTAGCAGAGGCTAAAAAGAAGTTTGACGTATGGCCCAGCGCATATGCATCAGCATGGGTTGTAAAAGAATACAAGAAAGCTGGAGGAGGCTACAGTGGCACAAAGAAAAACAAAGTCACGTAGTCAACACGTACTAGCTAGTCGCCGTAGTTTCTCTAAGGGTGGTTTAGGTAAGTGGTTCGGTGAGGAGTGGACAGATGTTAAAACAGGTAAAGAGTGTGGCAGGTCGTCTGCTAAAGATAGTAAAAGACCTTATCCAGCGTGTCGTCCCAAAGCGGTGGCAAGCAAGATAAGCAAGAAAGAAGCATCAAAGAAGACTGGACCTAAGCGTGTTGCTTGGTCTACAACAGCATCAGGAAAGAAAAGATCATGAAGTTTGAACCATGTGCAGGATGTCCTTCTCCAGCGAAGTGTGCTAAAGAAGGTTGTCAAAAGAAGAAGAAGAATAAGATGTCATACGGTGGTATGGCTAAGAAAAAGATGAAGATGAACAAAGGTGGTTACTGTGGTGCATCTAACCCAGCAGAACGCCCAATGAAGAAGAGCAACTAATGCCATACTATAACAAATATGAGAAGGCGTTAAAAGCGCACGGTTTCACTGTAGATGCGTCAGGTAATGTGTGGGATGAACGTGGTAACCACGCAGCTACTGAAGATCGCTTTGGTAATGTCTACGCCAATGATCCAAACATTACAGAGATATGCGTAAAGGCACAGCTTGAAATGGATAAGCCAAAGCCTAAGCCTAAAGCTAAGAAGAAGATAGAAACACTTGAGGATGGCGATTAATGTCACTAGCGCAGCAGGGTAAACCAGCACGTGTTAAATCCGTTTATGGACATAACACAGGCACAACATACGAGACTGTATATACTTGCCCTGCTAACGCTACAGCAGAGGTTACGTTTATTCATGTTGTTAATGGAGGTGCCTCTACTAACACGGTTGAGGTAGAGTGGTACGTATCTGCTGACAGTTACACATCACATTTTCTCAAAGGCAAATCTATCAACGCCAGTGATTATGTGAATTTTACTGATATTGACCTAGTTCTACAGGCTGGTGATGAAATCCGCGTTACACCTACAAGCGCGGGACACATTGATACTATCATAACAGTAACTGAAACATTTATCCCAGTAGGGTAATAGCGGGTATGCAATAATAGGTACTACTACCTGACCTACCCATGAGTATAACTATCTCCGCACACAAACAAAGGAGATCGTGATGCTTAACTTTCTAAAACGTGTTTTCAAAGCTATTGAAGAAGCACAACAAAAACGCGCAGACTATAAACTACTACAGATGTTGTCTGATCGTGAACTACGTGACTTAGGAATAGGTCGCTCCCAAATACAGGAAATCATCTATGGCGAGGAATCTAACCCCAAAGCAGCAAAAGTTTCTTGAAGTACTATTCGATGAAGCTGGCGGTGACGTTGTTGCAGCTAAGAAACTGGCAGGTTATGCGCCTGAGTCCAGCACTACAGCAGTTGTGGAATCTTTAAAAGATGAGATTGCGGAAAAGACACGTACTTACTTTGCTCGTAGTGCGCCCAAGGCTGCTATGGCTATGGTTGGTGCTATATATGACCCTACTGAATTAGGGATAAAAGAGAAGATGGTCGCAGCAAAAGACTTGCTAGACCGTGCTGGACTTGGTAAAGTAGATAAAGTGGATGTCACATCAAGTGGTGGCATCTTTTATCTACCACCAAAAGAAGGTACAAACGAATAAGTATTCCAACAAGAGACTTAGGATATTGGCAGTTACCTAAGCCACCTAAGAATACAGACAAACAATGGCACACAATAGTCCGTGTAACAAAGAAAGTACCATGGGGCTATGAACTACATCCAGAAAACGACAGGCTTCTTGTACCTATTGAATATGAGCTTGAAGCGTTAGAGCTTGCAAAAAGACACCTCAAACAATATAGTTACCGTGCGGTAGCTCAGTGGTTGAGCAAAGAAACGGGCCGCTACATATCACATATGGGCCTAAAGAAGAGAATCGAAGTTGAGCAAAAACGTAGAAAAGCACTTGTCATTAAACGCAAGTTTGCCAAGTGGCTCGAAGAAACCCTTGCGGAAATCGAGAAACTCGAAAGCCAAGGGGTCGGGGCATACGCAGAGTCCAACGAAGACAGTTGAAACAGTCTCACCCCCAGTAGAAACTGTTCCTGCACAAGCCGTTGCTCCTGAGTATGATGTGGATGTAGCACAGGACATTGTGTTCAAACCTAATCCCGGCCCTCAGACTTCCTTCCTGAGTGCATCAGAACGGGAAGTACTATATGGAGGCGCAGCAGGTGGTGGCAAATCCTATGCGATGCTTGCTGATCCTCTGCACGGTTTAAATGATCCTAACTTCAGTGGACTACTAGTCCGACATACTACTGAAGAACTAAGAGAACTAATACAAAAGTCTCAGGAGCTATACCCACGTGCAGTACCAGGTATCAAATGGAGTGAGAGAAAGTCTCAATGGACTAGTCCTAAAGGTGGCAGACTGTGGATGTCTTACTTGGATAAAGATACCGATGTTACCAGGTATCAGGGACAGGCTTTTAACTGGATTGGATTCGACGAACTTACTCAGTGGTCTAGCCCGTATGCTTGGGATTACATGAGATCACGTCTACGTAGCTCAGCACACCATTTAGGTTTGTACATGAGGGCTACAACTAACCCCGGCGGCTCTGGTCACCAATGGGTTAAAAAGATGTTTATTGATCCTGCACCATCAGGACAACCTTTTTGGGCTACGAATGTTGAAACAGGCGAGACTATTACATTTCCTGCAGGACACAGTAAAGCAGGTCAGCCTCTGTTTAAGCGTAGATTTATACCTGCGTCTTTGTTCGATAACCCCTACCTCGCGGATGCTGGCGACTATGAAGCCATGCTCTTATCATTACCAGAGCATCAACGAAAGCAGTTGCTCGAAGGAAACTGGGACATCAACGAAGGTGCAGCCTTCCCAGAGTTTGACAGGTCTAAACATGTTATCGAAGCTTTTGAAATACCTCAAAACTGGGTCAAATTTAGAGCATGTGATTACGGGTATGGTAGCTATACTGGCGTGTTATGGTTTGCTGTTTCTCCTGATGAGCAGCTAATAGTATATCGTGAGATGTATGTATCTAAGGTTACAGCTACCGACTTAGCTGATATGATCTTAGATGTAGAACGCAATGATGGCGGTATGAGATACGGTGTGCTTGACTCCTCTCTGTGGCACAACCGTGGCGATACGGGGCCAAGCCTAGCTGAGCAGATGATTATGAAAGGTTGCCGTTGGCGTCCTTCAGACCGTTCTAGAGGCTCCCGTGTCGCAGGTAAAAACGAAATACATAGACGTTTGCAGGTAGATGAATTTACTGAAAAGCCGCGTCTTGTGTTTATGGATAACTGCACAAATACTATTGCGCAGATACCAAGCATTCCTCTGGATAAACGTAACCCAGAAGATGTAGATACTAACGCAGAGGATCACTTGTATGATGCTCTACGCTACGGTATCATGACACGTCCACGCAGTAGCATTTGGGATTTTAACCCTGCAACACAACGCACTGGTTTTCAAGCTAGTGACTCAACATTCGGGTACTAATACATGGCAGAACAAGAAGAAATGTTTGAAACAGATGAAGTCGTAGCAGCGGAAGACGCTACGGATAGTATCTTTGATCAAAAGGACAGCGTTGTTGCATTTGTGCAAGAGCGTTACAAACGTGCAGAAGATGCACGATATGCAGATGAACAGCGTTGGTTAAAGGCGTATAGAAACTATCGCGGCATTTATGGTTCAGACGTACAGTTCACAGACACAGAGAAGTCTCGTGTTTTTGTTAAAGTTACTAAGACTAAAACACTAGCAGCATACGGGCAGATTGTAGACGTACTGTTTGGCAACAATAAGTTTCCTCTTTCTGTAAATCCATCTGTACTACCTGATGGTGTTGCTGAGTCTGTACATATTAACGTAGACCCTAATGCAACAGCAGCAGGTGAGGCACTAAAAGCTGTAACTCAAGAACCTGCACCTAAGCCTTACTTAATTGATGGTACAACTACGCTGCAGCCGGGCGAGACTATGATGTCTTTGCAGTCACGTCTTTCAGGATCAGCAGCTAAGCTAGAGGCTGTATCTGAAAAAGTTGTTGAAGGTGCGGGTACTACAGGTGCTACAGTTACATTCCATCCTGCAATGGTTGCAGCTAAGAAGATGGAAAAGAAGATTCACGATCAGCTACAAGAGAGTGGTGCATCTACACACTTACGCTCTATGGCATTCGAGATGGCTCTACTAGGAACAGGCGTTATGAAAGGCCCGTTTGCTGTAGATAAAGAATACCCTAACTGGAATGACGAAGGTGAGTATGATCCTTTGATCAAAACAGTACCTGAGTGTAGCCATGTGTCTGTGTGGGATTTCTACCCTGACCCTGAAGCTAAGTCTATGAATGATGCAGAGTACACTGTAGAACGTCACAAGATGTCACGTACACAGCTACGTTCATTGAAGACACGCCCTTACTTCATGGCAGATGCTGTTGAAGAGGCTGTACGTCAAGGAGCAGACTATACCCAAAAATATTGGGAAATGACTATGGAAGATGACGATACACAGCCCTCTTCAGAGCGTTGGGAAGTATTGGAGTTTTGGGGCTACGTAGACGTAGAACTACTAGAAGAACACGGCGTTAAGATACCATCAGAGTTGAAAGACTTAGATGAAGTCAACTGTAACGTATGGACATGTAATGGCGAAGTACTACGTTTTGTACTAAACCCATTCAAACCTACACGTATTCCTTACTACGCAACGCCATATGAGCATAACCCTTACAGCTTCTTTGGTGTAGGTATTGCGGAGAATATGGACGA